CGATTGAGTACCGACAGTTCCAGACGGAGATCCGCGCGGAAGGCGATGGCCACACCTTTGAGGGCTATGCCGCCATCTTCAACTCCGAGGCAGAGGGCCTGAACACGCGCGAAATCATCAAGCCAGGCGCGTTCTCTAAGAGCGTCGCAGCGGCAGAGCGTGGCGAGTGGGAGGTCAAGGCGCTGCAGGATCACGATCCTAAACTGTTCCTCGGCTCGACTAAGACCGGCACGCTGGATCTTGAGGAAGATGAGCGCGGCCTGAAGGTTCGCGTCTCTCTCAATCCTGAGGTCACCTTCGCATCAGACCTCGCAGCGATGCTTCGCCGCGACGGTGCAGCGATGGGAATGTCGTTTGGCTTCTCGGTACCAAACAAAGGTGACGCCTACGACGACAACGGGATTCGCGAACTACGAAACATCCGGCTGCACGAGGTGAGCCTACTCACTGGCAATCAGCCTGCATATCCAGCCACGATCGGCTTGGGCGCTGTCCGTTCGCTCTCTGAGCGCACGGAGATCGAGCCTGCTCGCCTGATGCGTGCATTTGATTCACTCCTCGCGGGAGCGCCCGATGCGGATTCAGCCGCAACGCTCGATCTCGCACTCCGCAAGATCAGCCCTGATCTGCGGCCTGAACCTGAGACTGCAACGGAGCCGGAGGCAGCCGATGAGCGGCTCGTACCTCTCTCTGTTCGCGAGCGCCAGTTGGCACTTGCCAAACTGGAAGCGCCGATTCGCTAGGGCGTAGCGCGAGGGCCGCAAGGCACCACCGCTGGACGCACCACCGAAGAAGCAATCAACCAATCAACCAGATAGCGTAAGGAGTCAGACAAAATGTCCGACATTACCAAGACGCTTCACGAGCAGTACCGCAACGACTGGGAAGAGGCTAAGTCCCTTCTCGCTCGCGCGGCTGATGAGAAGCGCGAACTTTCAGCGGAGGAGGAGCAGCGCTGGGATGCGTTGAACGCCTCAATGTCCGCACGCAAGTCAAAGATGGATCAGGTTGCCGCTGCTGAGGAGCGCTCCGAGAAGATCGGCGCCCTTGCAGAGCGAGCACTCAAGGTCGAGAACGCAGTCAAGGCTGACAACGATGCAGATGTGCTCCGTGCAATCGCCTCAGGCGAGAAGCGCCGCGCACAGTTTGAGATTCGTGCTCTTGCTTCGGCTTCAGCGACCGTGCCGGTCTCATTCGCCGACTTTGTTGTCGTCGCGTTGACGGAAGGCAACCCTGTATACGACGGAGCAACGAAACTCCGCACCACCACGGGCGAGCAGATCACTGTTCCGCGCGTGACGGCCAACCAGTCTGCAGCGTTCGTGAGCGAAGGCTCAACGATCACTCCAGCCGATCCGACGATCTCGTCAATCACCCTCTATGCGAACAAGATCGCCAGCCTGACGCTTCTGTCGGCTGAACTTGTGCGCGACGCGGGCTTTGACATTCTCGGAACCGTTGGACGACAGGCAGGCGCTCAGATCGCCTTCGTCGCAGGTTCAGCAATGACCCTCGGCACGGGCACGGTTCAGCCACAGGGATTCGTCTCTGGCGCGACCGGCTTGAGCACCGCAACAAAGGCGGGCACCGTCACGGCGACCTTCTTTGATGCGCTTGACCTCGCAACCGTTCTTTATAGCCTCACCCCTTCGTATCGCAACACCAACACTGTTTGGCACGCGAGCACGACGGCAGTGAGCAAACTCCGCAAGTTGCAGGATCTCAATGGGCAGTTTGTGTTCCAGCCGTCTATGGCCGCTGGTCAGCCTGACACCCTGATGGGATACCGACTCAAGGAGAATGTGCATATGGCTGCGGTCGCTTCGGCGTCCAAGTCAGTTGCCATCATCCACGAGCCTTCGTACTATGTACGAGAACTCCCGATCGAGGTCGCATCCTCGACGGACTATCTGTTCAACACCAACCAGGTTGCGATTCGCACCCTGTACGCTGTTGACGGAAACATTCCTGATCTGAACGCAGTGAAGGTGCTCGTTTCGGCGACATCGTAATCTAGCGATCTAGGTTAGAACCGCTCCCCGTCGGGCTTCGGCTCGGCGGGGAGCAAAAAGAAGGAGGCAAGACCGTGAGAATCGGATTTACAACGAATGCGCCGTGGTCGCCAACCGGCTATGGCGTTCAGGCGACAGAACTCGCTCCTAAACTCGTCGCAGACGGGCACAAGGTCGCGCTGATGGCCAACTATGGTCTCGCGGGCACGACGCTCGACTGGAACGGCATCCCCGTGATGGGGCAGGGGATGGATGCCTACTCTAACGACCTGACTCCAGCGCAGATCAAGTTCTGGCTATCGCAACAGCCAGAGGAGCCTGGGATTGGGCTATCGCTCTACGATGTCTGGGTTTACAAGTCCCCTCAGTGGGACGAGATTCCAATGGCGTCGTGGACGCCGATTGACCATAGCGTCGTGCCAGATGAGGTGAAGGCGTGGTTTGCCCGCCGAGGCGCAGGCAAGTGGGCGATCGCGATGAGTAAGTTTGGCGAGCACGAACTGCTACAAGCAGGCGTTGAGCGCGATCGCGTATTCTACGCCCCGCACTCGTTCAACCCGCAGATCTACAAGCCGACAGACTCGCCGATGCGTAAGGATCTCAATGTGCCGGACGACGCGCACTTGACGATCATCAACTCCGCGAACAAGGGCGTCACTCCCATTCGGAAGTGCTGGCCTGAGATGCTGCTCGCGTGGAGCAACTTCGCAAAGTCGCATCCTGACGCCTATCTCCTGATCTGGACAGAGATGTTTGGACTCGCGAACGGCGTGAATATTGAGCGCGTGCTGAAGGCGGTAGATGCGCCTGTAGATCGCGTGCGCTTCGTGCCGCAGTTTGAGTACCGGCAGGGCCTCTCTGCCGAGGTCGTAGCGCGAGCCTACTCTGCATCCGATGTGCTGCTTATGACCTCACGCGGCGAAGGGTTCGGCGTTCCAGCCATTGAAGCGCAAGCGTGCGGCATCCCGATCATCGTCACGAACTGGACGGCGCAGCCTGAACTGGTAGGCGCTGGATGGAAGGTGAACGGTCAGCCAGAGTACGACCCGCTGCAGGGCGGCTGGTGGATGGTGCCGAATATCAAGGAGATCGAGGATGCTCTCGTGCAGTCCTACGAACTCAAGCAGGATACGGAGAAGCGAGATTCTGCGCGCGCCGCAGCGATTGACTTCGCTGCCGGATATACGACAGAGCGCGTATACGCGGATCACTGGCGCCCGATCCTGAAGCAGATTGAGAGCGAGTTGCCAAAGGCGGGCGGACTCAACCGCGAACAGCGGCGAGCCGCGAAGCGCAAATGAGCGTCTCCGTCATCACGGCGACACTGCCTGATCGCGAGAAGTTTCTAGAGCGTGCAGTGACCTCCGTGCGGCGCCAGACGCTACGGCCAGACGCACACCTGATCGGTGTTGACTATGCCCGACGCGGTGGGGCGGCGATGAAAACTGATCTCGGCTTCGCGGTTGAGAGCAAGTGGATCGCGATCCTAGACGACGATGACTACTTCTATCCCGATCACCTCGCCTCGCTCGTTGAGGCTGCAGAGACGAGTCACTGCGATGTCGCCTACTCGTGGTGCGATGTTAGCGGTGAGAATCCGTGGCTTGGCTACAACCAGCCGTTCAATGCGGAACTGCTCAAGACGACCTCCATCGTCAGCCACAATGCGATCGTGCGGGCAGGTCTGTTCGTAGAACTTGGCGGCTTCAAGCCGGTCAAGGGCTACGACTGGCTGTTCTGGGTGGCCGCGCATCAGGTAGGCGCCCGCTTCACCTGCATCGAGCGTCCGACTTGGCACTACGACCTCTCTGAGTCACACGCGCACGAAAGCCGACCGTGATCATCATCCTCGCCGCTGGAAAGTCCACACGACTCGGCGGCGCCAACAAACTGCTCGTCGAGGCTGCGGGGCAACCCGTGCACGAGTGGCATCGCCGAGCGGCGGCTGGGCAGCCCACCTATGCGGTGGTGCGCTCGGCAGACGCACAGGCGGTTCTGAGCGCCGCGACCTGGCTGACTGGGGTGATCCCCCACGATGAGGCAGACGGCCCGTCTGGGGCGCTCCTGAGTGCCTCTACGAGCCTCGTGGATGGGCCGCTCACGGTGCTCTTTGCCGATACCCTGCTACCGCAGGTGCCCAAGCAGGAAGGCGACTGGGTAGGCGTGGCACCCGCGCCGTGGCGAATCTGGGACTACTACGAACACAGTGCCGGAGGCTGGACGCGCGGCGTGCCAGAGGTGCTAGTGTGCTGCGGAATCTACCGCTTCACGAATCGCGAACTGTTGAACGATGTCTGCTATGACCTCAAACTCGCCTCAACATCTGAAGTCCATATGGCGAATGTGCTGAGGTCATACGCTCCACATCAGCCGCTCACGGAACTCGTGATCAGCGGATGGCAAGATGCTGGCGACCCTGATGCGCTCAAGCGCGTCCAACCGATCAAGGAGACCTGATGGCAATCACGAACGGCTACACGACCGGCTCTGCGGTCAAGACTGCGCTCGGCATTATTGACGCGACCTCCGACACTGAGTTGGAACTCGTGATCGAGTCTGTGTCGCGAATGATTGACGACTATACGGGACGCTTCTTCTACAGCGCAGGCACCGTCACCGCCTACTATACGGCAGACGAGTACCTCACGCTGCCGATTGACGACTTCTCATCCGTCTCATCGTTGACGACAGATGGCGACGCTAACGGCTCCTACTCAACGACTTGGGGCACCGCCGACTACGCGCTGGAGCCGTTCAACGCCGCGACGACTGGGCGACCGTACACGCAGATCACCGCACTCACCGAAGGTGCAAACACCTTCCCCGTTGAGATCGTGAAGGGCGTGAAGGTCATTGGCGTGCGCGGATGGCCGAGCATCCCGAAGCCCGTAGAGATGGCAACCATCATTCAGTCGGGTCGTATCTTCAATCGCCGGAACACCCCATTCGGAATCGCCGGTTCACCTGAGGTTGGGCAAATGCGCCTCCTCGCACGGCTTGACCCTGATGTGGAGCAAATGCTGCGCGCCTATCGCATCGCAGCACAGGCGGTCTAAATGTCGCTCGATACCTACGCGATCGGCACCGCGCTCGCTGCGAGGTTCTCCGCTGCCAATGTGACGCCACCTACGGGCTACGACGATATCCGCTTGGCGACTGCGCTGCCACCTGATATGATCTCCGTGTTTCCGTCCGTGGTGGTCTTTCCCCCTTCCACCACGGCGGAATACGGCCCTAATCGCCTCGTGCGACAGATCCACCGCTTCCCTGTGCGCTTCTATATCGCGAAGGCGGCTGGCACCGATCGCAATGTGAAGGCGCTCTATCTCTGGCGCGATGTGCTCGTCGAGCAGGTCGTGTCAAAGATGGAACTTGGACTTCCGACTGTGGTAGTTCGCGCACTCGTGCCGGACATTCGTATGGGAGAATCGGAATACGGCGGCGAGATGTTCGCCGTGATCGAGATGCAGGTGGAAGTGACGACACGCGAAGTCTTGGGAACGATCGCACCGTAATGGCGCAGACCTCATTCAGCCTCAAGTACGAGACAGAGTTCACCGAGCGCTACGCCTCGCAGTTCTACGAAGGGCCAGTTGAGAAACTGCTAGAGCAGATGCGCGACGCCGCTGGTAAGGCGATGCGCGGCGTCATCCAGCAGTTCTATATCACGCAGGGCGTCGGACGAAAGACCGGCAACCTCTACAAGTCCATCAACGCGAAGAAGATTCGCAGGCAGCCTGGCACGATAGGCGTGATCGCGGCGGCGATGGGCAAAGGGAGCAACCATAGGCACCTGATTGAGTACGGTACGAAGTCGCATCTCGTGCGACCTCGGGATACGGGCGCGCTACGGCTCGCGTTTGGATTCTCTGAACTCGTGCAGCACCCTGGCGGGCAGGCAAAGCCGTTCGTCACTCCGTCCACGCAGACGGCACAAGAAGCGGGTCAGCAGGCGGCTGACG